ATAACCATTATCTATGGAAATATATGCGGAACCATTATTTAATTGTGGTCTTAATACTTGACCTAATCTTACTTCGTGATATGGTGCTGGTACTGATGATGTTGTATATTGTCCCGAAGATGATAAGTATAACATATCACCAGCGGTCATTCCACTTGTGTTAATTCCAATTAAAGTACCTTGAACAACCACATTAGCAAAACCATTATAAGCTACGTTCTCACTCAACATACCTAATGTATTTGCTGAGTTAAAATCATCTTCCCAACTTGCTGAGTTAAATAATGGATTGTCACCAACCGCACCTGTAATTCTTACTATAGTACCTCTTGTTAAACCGCCAGGGTTATCACACTTACCAAGAACAACTAAGTCAAACGCAATTGATGATGTTACTGCACTATTAACAAATGATGCGGTGTCAGCGTTTATTGCGTGTGAACTACTTAATGCATTGGTTGCGTATGACGCAGTACCTTGTAAAGAACCTGTGAAACCTCCTGTTGAAGTTACACTACCTGTTACAACTAATGGTCCGTTTGGTAATCTTACTGTACCATATAATGTTTGTGTATCACCCGCTTCATCACCAAGTATGTTTGAACCTGATGAGAATATAACAGATGATGTTTGATATATTGTTTCTAAGTATGTGATTGATGCTGATAGTGCTGTAATTTCACCTGTAACATTTAGACTACCTGTTATGTTTACACTACCATTTATATTTTGTTGTCCTACAAAGTCATTAGAACCTGTGGTAGCATAACTACCTGTCTTACCTTCTATTGAAGATAATCTATTATCTTGTCCTAAGTCTGTTGTTGCAATAGAACCTGATAAGGTATCTAATGAACTTGTGGTTGCAAATCCTAAGTCTACAATTTGTTGTGACCCTGATATTACACCTGATGGTAATGAACCTGTATTAACCTGTAAACTAAACTGTGACCCATTACCTTTTGTAAATGTTAAAGTATCACCAGCAACACTACCTGTAATCATAAAGGACCCACTCTCAGTCTCGGTTACATAAGAACCTGTTTGAGATATAAGTGAGTTAACCTTACTATCATTACTACTTGTGTAAGCATTAAAACTTGATGTATTAAGTTTCTGATTAATCTGACTTTGTAAACTACCTGTCTCAACATCTAAACCAGCCAATTTAATATTAACTGAACTTGTGTAGGCGTTAAATGATGACGTGGTTACAAGTGAACCCGTATCAACAGATTGTATAGGTAAACCATTAACGGTAAATGCACCTGATATGTTTACCTGTGTTTGTGATATTTGTAATGGAGAACTTCCACCCAAACCATCTGTTATGGTTTGTAAGTTAGTAGTAAATCCTGTATTCGTATTAGCAAGGTTTAATAGACCTTGATAGGATTGTGATACGAATTGGTTAGTTAATTGACCCATATTAATAAATTCTTATAGTTTTATACATTCTTCCAATCTTTTGATATTTCGTTCCACAGTTCAGCCAACTCATACCACTTTTTACCCGGCGTGAATGGTCTTTCAGGTAGAACACATCTATTGTAATCAAAAGGTTGTGTTAATTGAATATTCATTACCCAACCACATAGTATCGTTTCATATTCTTCTAATATGGGTTCAACACTTGATGGCCAGACAGTTTCATATTCTGATAAATAGAACGTAGCCATAATATCTTTAGTTATTTCTAAAGTATCTGACAGTACATCCCTTTGATTGGAATAATCATTATTAAGTCGGTCTACAACGAGTATTTGAAAGTTGGTGATTAATTCGTTCTGTGCAAGAACTACATCGCCAGGAATAACATACATTCTTGTATATCTCGGTTCCTTTTCCGTTTCAATATCCATTGTTAGTTGTGTAATATCACCATAACCATAACTGTTAATTTGTTCGTGGTTATTAGCAAAGTCTTCTAAATCTTCTATAATCTGTTTGTAATTAACTTCATTGACTGATACGGGTAATGTAAATCCTGACATAATAGGTAGGACACATATGTTATAGTCAAATGGTTGTTCTAATGTTATGTTCATTGTCCACCCACCAAGTATCGTTTCAAACCTTTCCAAGAACGGTGTAACATTCGGACCCCATTCAGGAGTGTAGTATAAACTAAAATCTCCATACTCAGCGGTGTATGATTGGTATATAATTGTAAAAATGTCCTTTGCAATTTCCAATGTATCAGACATAACATCTCTTTGATTTGAGTAATCGTCATTAATTTGGTCTAATATAATAATGGAAAAATCATATAACAATCTGTTTTCATCCAATCTGACATTGCCAGGGACTACATACATCTTGGTATACACAGGTTCTTTCTCGGTCTCAATGTCCATTGTAATTTGTGTAATGTCACCGCAACCGAAACTGTTAATCTGTGGATGGTAGTACGCCATACCACTTAAGTCCTGTATGATTTGTTTATAATTTGTCATCTATTAAGAAATATAAATTTATTTGTATTGTATTATGAAATTTGTTTTTGCATCTTTTTCATCAATCTTTCTTGTTCTCTTTCCCATTGTACCAAATAGTTTAACTGATTTAGTACCTCTAAGATGTTTTTTTTGTAGATGTATTCGTGTTTTGTAAAGTCGTTGTCAGAGATTTTGTTAGTGACAAGAAACCACCCAAAGACTTGACTGAACCCATTTTGAATATCATCCTCCACATTAGCCATATCATCTTTATTTGGTCCCACATCCCAATCTTCAGTGTCGAAGACCGCGGGGAATAACCTGAATATCTCTTTGCGAACTTGATAAAAAAAAACTGTGCTCCAAGTATATACTTCACATCTAATTGTTTTTTGAATACTTCTGCCCGTTTCTTCATTGTATTAACGTCATACATCTCTATGTCATAGTCGTGTTCACCCCTTTCAATTACAATTGGTCTATACATAATTGCTGCAAGTATGTGTAATAAATCTAATAACTCATCTGTTTTCTTGGTTGAGATAGTATCCATATCCACAAACTCAGCAAAGGTTAAGTCTCTCCAATTAGGAAAGAAACCATACTTCACACCATTTAATTCAAACCTATCAATAAACTTAACCTCATCCTGTTTAGGTATGATGGTTAGAATATGTGAGGCCAGATAATTAATCTCATCAAATCCTCCATCTAATAAGTCTTTTAATGGTGCACCTGATACAACACTAATTAGTTTTGCTGCAAAGTAGTCCTCATCAAATAGGTCTTTAACTTTGAATATCTTAACATAATCTTCTATGTTTATAAACTCAGGGATTTGGTACGGTTGTCCGTCTATTTTAAATTTTATCATATATATGTATATTTTAAACGAATGATATTGAATATCTACCCGTTGTTTTATTTGCTTTTATTTCTTGATACATTCTCATCATAAGTGCATCACTTAAGTCAGGTGACTTACCAAGTATTCTTTTCATCTCATCCTTACTCATTACACCAACCTTATTATCTTTATCTACGTCCTTTAGTTTAATTGCAAGTAGTTCTTGTGTTAAGTCTTCTACCACGGCCGGTTCTAATAGGTTTAAACTTATCTTTCCGTCCTTAAACATTTCAGATAGTTTTATATAACATTGTGATTTAAGGTTTGTAAAGTTCTGTTCGTGTAATGGTCTTGCATTGTTTACAAAGTTTGTTCCTTTAATTTGGTCTGCAACACCACCACCTACGCCATCACTATCTATAATTACCTGTTGTGGGTGTACACCGTGAAACCTCATTAAGTCCTTAATTTCGGACGATAAATCTGTGGTGGATACTTTCCTATAGATGTGACAAGATATTAGAACCATACCCACCCAAATCATTACTACGGACCTGTCATCACCAAATCGTGCAACGTCAACCGTCATATATTTCTTGTCAGTAGGATTTGGTTCAAATTTAAATACCGAATTGGTAATCTCTTCAAACTTAAATAAACTATCACTATCCTCTAAGTAATCCCAATCACCTTCTAACAATCTTTTACGTTGTTGTGGTGGTAACTCTTTTAACATCTCAATATAAGATGCTGGTAAGTGTGGGTTGTCCATCGGTAATGATGGTATGAATACTTGGTTATGTTGTAATCTTTCCTGTATGAATGGTAAGTAAAAGTCTTTCTTAATCCAATTGTTTGAGGGGTTACAGGTCATTAATACCTTTGGTGTTAGGTTATACTCGTTTAATTTATATCTTATACGTGATTTAACTATACTGAATGCTAATGATGTAATCTGTGCCGCTTCATCTATAAATGCTGCACTAATCTCAAGGGAACCAAGACTATCATAGTTAGGGTCTGATGGATTGTACGCAAGGTCCTTGAATATAATCTCTGAACCGTTATAGAATGTTAATACGTTTGACTGACCATTGAAATTAAAGTGTTGACCACTCTTAAATCCCATAGTACCTAATAGGTCAAACAATGTGTTTAATGTTGTTAGTTTTAATTGTGTTAATACTGAACGTCCTATTAAACATCTTATACCTGTATACTTTAAACACAGGGTTGTTATCCATAAACATCCTAACCACGACTTACCACCACCGGCTGACCCTCCAAATAAAACTATATTAGTTTTATCATCTGTGAGGTATCTCCACGCTTGTGACTGTCTTCTTGTGGGTGTTATATCAATTGTGGACATATAATATCTTATTTACCTTCTTATACTTTGCAACCTTATACTTCTTCTGAAATTCTTCTACAAAAAACCAATCAGCCCACTCGTGTTCTTTCTTTAATTTAATCTTCTGACCCATATTGGTCTTAACCATAAAACTTCCTATATCTATTCTACCTAATTGTAGTTTGGATATTAATGGAATGTAATCCCTGTTAATCCAATTATGGACCATATCACAATAAACAAAGTGATGGTTCTTACTTTCCTCTAACATTATATCTACAAACTCAGGGGTGTAATAGTTATCCTCACCTGTCATTACAACCCATTCCTCTGTTGCATTATCCAATCCATATTGACGAGGTGTATGACCCCAATCATTATGTCTCTCAGGTAAGATGGTTAATTTAATTCTGTCATCATTAAAAAACTCTACAATGGTTTTCATTGCGTCCTGTATCTCATCAGGTGGACAATCTGCAACCACGTGTGCTTTCCAATTAGGATTTGATTGTGCCATTAACGAACCGATGATGGTTATTAAATGATTTACTCTTGAGTAAGTTGGTATTATAAATTCTATTTTCATATCTCTATCTATGTCAAAAACGAAATTTTACGGGGATTATATATAAAAAAATTTAATCCGTTAGATTAATATTAATTGATATGGGTTCACCATTAGATGTTATATCAATCTTTCTTTGTTCTAATCCGTATAGTTTATTAATGTCGGCTAACGTCTCACGTTCCACCCTCTTATTGTTGTCAGTCCTGGCCCTATGTAACAGGTCAAAATACCTTGATAACTGTTCGGAGATAATCTCTTCCGTCTTTTCGTCAAATCTCTTTTGCAATCTATCTTTACAGTCTTTCCAAACATTCTCAGCCATACGTTCTGTAATTCCCCACTTCTTTGACCCTTTTTCTCTAAATTCTGTGTACGAGAGTTTTTCATATAAAATCATTTCCATTGCTTCGGGTATACGTTCTTCGTATGACGCTACGTTAGTCTTTCTACCTTTATTATTTTCTTTTTCCATTATA